ATATACAATGGATTTTAAAACCTATGTTATTAATTTAGATACAAATAAGGATAGGTGGGATATGCAATCAAAAGAATTAAACAATGTCGGTATTTGTCCCGAACGTTTTTCTGGTTATAGATATAATGATATTGATAAACAAGAAATATTAAATAAATTTGGTTTATTTTATCACTTTTCTTCGGATTCTATGATAGGATGTGCTTATAGTCATTTAAAAGTGTTAGAAAAATTTCTAAAAACAAATGATAAAGTTTGTTTGATATTAGAAGATGACGCATATCCAAAATTTAAAAATAAGAATGAATTAAATATTTTACTAAAAAATATTTATGATAAGATATTAATTGACCAATGGGATATATATACACTACATAGTGATGGTTTTATTAATGATACATTTTACAATTTTAAAAATATATTATCGATGAGCAATGCAGCATATTTTATAACAAGACAAGGTGCTATAAATGTATTAAACAAACAACTATATACACACTGCGATTTAAATATTAATATAAATAATTTATTTGGCAATACAATAAAAAAAATACATAAAATAAATTTATTTTATACGAAAGAAGAATTACTATCAGATAACAGAAAAAATAATACTAATTATAGTATATTGGATTTAATAATATCTAAAACAATAATGAATAAAAAATTATTACGAGGAGAGAAGGAATGGAAACACATAAGAAATCATACATTTATAAATATTCCGTTTTTTAACTATAATTTATCAAATAGTAAAGTGATTAAAGAACTATTTCTTTTATATTTCATTTTAATAAATATGAAGTATCCATCTAAAAAAAATAAATTTTTATTATTTATAAGTATCTTATTAAAAATTGATAATAAAATAATTAAACTTTAATAGTTTATTGAATTATATTAAATTATATTAAATTATGTTTGATAATAACAATCTCAAATATAATTTAATATGTGCTTCCGTCTTCGTTCCATCTAATTTGTAACATAATTATTTTAACACCATTTGTGTGCTTTATGGAATGCTGTTTTTTAGATAGGTTCCTGTGACAATGTTATTGTCAAATTCTTCGATAAAATCCGAGATACATATTTTTTAATTCTGAACTTTAAAATATATTGACTGTTTGGAATGATTGCCTGTTCGTAAGAGACCTCCTGCTTCCGCTCCGCCGATCCTCGTACGTCCCCCCAGTCCGACGCCTCCTCGTGAAAAAAAAACATATCAATAGTGACAGGAGTGCCGTCCAAGTTAGTGCCCCCCACGTTGCTGCCATTTTGAAAAACTATCTTTATGTAATTATAACTCGTAGTATTAATTTTAAGTGTGATATAGACATGCCCACTCCCCTGATTTGTCACCCACAGTCCCTCGTCTCCTGTGCTACTGGACCATTCAACACTATTTGGAACACTGCCATAATTGCCCAAAACATAGTCTATACTGGGATGTGCAATCGCATAATCTTTCCATGTATCTACACTATTAGTACTAGAAAAATCCATAACTATAGGTGGTTCCGGTTCTGGTTCCGGTTCTGGTTCCGGTTCTGGTTCCGGTTCTGGTTCTGGTTCTGGTTCTGGTTCTGGTTCTGGTTCTGGTTCTGGTTCCGGTTCTGGTTCCGGTTCTGGTTCCGGTTCTGGTTCTGGTTCTGGTTCTGGTTCTGGTTCTGGTTCCGGTTCTGGTTCTGGTTCTGGTTCTGGTTCTGGTTCTGGTTCTGGTTCCGGTGGAGCTGTTATTGCTCCCATCCGTTTATTTCTTATATAGTCAGAACTATTTCTTGATTGTGAAGGGGCGATAAATTTATTTTTTTGCGTAAATTCTAAACAGAATACTTTCCTATCCAAAGCACGCGAACTACTATTAGTCCTATTTGGAAACATATATATTATATGTATATATTCAAGTTGTTTATCCAACAAATTTTAGCCAATGTGAAGCGGTCTTTATCTTTTTTCAGTTTTTAACTGTCGGTTTTTTGTTAATTTTTTTTTTGTTAATTTTTTTTTTAATAATAAAAATTTTGGATTTTTTTTACAAGTAAATTTAAAACTATTAATTTTTTTTTTCTTTAAAACACTATTTGTACATATAGGTATTGATTCTTTTTCATTATATTTATTAAATTTATTTATGGTTTTAATACATCTACATAATTTTGTAATTAATATTTTTTCGGCTTTATTTTTAATTTCTGATTTTTTTAATTTTTTATCATCAATATTATAGAACTTAAGTATCTCTAAATAATCTTTATTAGTTAAATTCATTAATAATATATGTTTATAAATTTTTTATAAATTTATAAATATATAATATGATTAATAATATAATATGATTAATAATATCATCAACAACAAAATTGTTGTTTTTGATTTAGATGAAACACTTGGTTCTTTTACCGAATTAGGCATATTTTGGGATGCGTTGGAAAGTTTTTATGGAGATAAAATGCCGAATGATGCATTTATAACATTATTAGATATATTTTCAGATTTTTTAAGACCAGATATTATTAATATTCTCAAATTTATAGTAGATAAAAGGGACAAAGGTGAATGTAAGAAAATAATGATATACACAAATAATAATGGACCTGAAAGTTGGATTAAATTAATATGTGATTATTTTGATAAAAAATTAAATACCAATGTTTTTGACAAGATAATACGCGCATTTAAAATAGACGGGGAAATTGTTGAAATTGGTAGGAAAACACACAATAAAACAGTTGAGGACTTAATTAATTGCAGTAAAATACCAGATAATACCAAAATTTTCTTTATAGATGATCAAGTTCACCCAGATATGGAACACGAAAATGTATATTATATAAAAATTAAACCCTATAATTATACTTTACCTTTTGATGTTATGGCACAAATGTATTATAATAATGAATATAATAATATTAATAAACACAGCAATGAGGAAGAGTTTATAAATACAATTGTTAGAATAATGAAGCGTTACAATTACGAAGATAAATATATAAATGAAATGGAAATAGATACAATTGTTAGCAAACAAATAATAAATTATTTGAAAGACTTCTTTTATAAGAAAAGATATAAAACAATAAAAAAAAAACATAAAACAAATAATAAATTAAAAAAGAAAACATTAAAAAGATAAATAAATAAATTATTTCGTTTTTGCTTCTTGAATTAGTGACAATCTTTTTCCAAAATAACCTGCGTGTTTAACATTATCAAAGAATATCTGCGATATAGTAGTAGTAAATACTAAAAGATATCCACACATAAAAATAATATCTTTATCGAATTTAGTAATGACTTTTAATTTAGAGAAGGGGTTAAATTGATATAGTATATAAAAAGATGTAATATACGTTATTAAGCTATGAAAATAATTTATGTAATCTAAGTTTATATTAAATACACCGGTAAACGCAATAGCAATAATTGAATGATAAATATAAAATATAATTATTATAATTTGCTGATATAAAGGATATTTAAATAAGTCTAACATTTATAAATTATACAAATATTATTTTATTAACACATTTTTATTTATTTCATTAACACATTTTTATTTATTTCATTAACACATTTTTATTTATTTCATTATAAATACTTAAGGTTCGTGCACTACTATCGGATGCTTCAATAAAATTTGGCATCCAAAAATAAGGGATATTGTTAGATGTGTTAGGGTAGTATAATTCATACAAAATACGATAATATAGTTGCTCGTCAGTCAACGGTTTATTGTGGTCGGTCCATTCTGGTTTACAAATGAATGCTGTATTATTAATGTATTTTTTTATATAAGCTAATTTATCTTTAATAATTTGAAACCAAGAACCATTATCTCCTGAAATCCCATCACTAAATGCTTCTTTTGTTCTCCAAAGAATCTCTTGGGGTATTAAATCGTTATAAACAAAGTTAAACGATTCACGCAATAATTGTTTTTCACAAATGTCGGTTGATTCGTTGGATAGCGGGTTTCGGTGTTTAATGGGAATACTTAAATAATAATTAACAAATGTTTTATCCAAAAATGGGGTTCTCGGCTCGAGACCGTGTGACGAGATACATCGGTCGGAGCGCAAAACGTCAAATGTATGCATATTATTTAATAATCTTTTACATTCTTTATCAAAATCCATATCACTTGGTGATTTTAAAAAATATAAATAGCCGCCCGTTAATTCGTCGCTTCCATCACCATTAAAGACCACTTTTAAATCTGTATGGTTAGATATGTATTTACCTATTAAATAATTTCCTACACTTGCGCGCACCGTTGTAGTGTCGTAACTTTCAATAGATTTTATCACTTCTGGTATAGAATCAAAAAATTCATCTGGTGTAAGTATAATTTCAGTATGATCTGTTTTTAAATGTTCCGAAACAATCTTGGCATTTTTTAAATCATCAGAACCCTTCATCCCAATACTAAATGTTTTTAAAGTTCCTGGATAATATTTATTTACCAAAGCAGTAATCAAACTACTATCTAAACCACCAGATAGCAAACAAGCGATGGGCCGCTCAGTTGTTCCTACTACGCGTTTCTTTACTGCTTCTTCTAAGTAATAAACTATATTCTTATAATATTCAATATTATTGTTCGAATTAAAAGGATATAAGCACGTAGATGGTGCGGAAATATTAAAATATTTTTTATTAATTATATTGGCGTTCCATTCTGAATTCACCATGTGAGTTTTACTATAATACGAATACGTTCCTGGTTCAAAAGGGTGAATATAAAAATTTTGTGCATCGCTGGGTTTATTATCATCCAGAGTTTTAGTCTGAACATAATTATCATTTTTTTTAACAAATAATAATTTTTTATTATTAATATTATTAATATTTAATAATGGAGATAATGATTTAATTTCTGAAGCAAAAGCAATAATTTTTTCATTAGTATACGTATCATTTTTGCCAATGTTTTGTGTAGAATACTTTATATTTATATTATTCGATTGCTTGTTATTATTATCAATTTCCATAACATATAATGGTCTAACTCCAAACGGATCTCTCGCAACAAATAATTTCGGTTCATCTGTAAACTTTGAAGTATCATATAATATAATTGAAAAGACACCGTCCAGCATGCTAATCGTATATTCGAACCCATATTTTTGATACATTCTAATAATTACTTCACAGTCGGAACCGGTGGTGGGGTCGATATCCATAATTGCATACAATGTTTTAAAATTATAAATCTCTCCGTTACACAATACTGTCACGTGATCAATTGTCATTGGTTGATTGGATTCCTTATCCAAACCATTGATTGCAAGTCGTTTAAACCCAAAAATAATAGAATCCGCATTATAAATTAGTTGCGAATCTTCGGGACCTCGTGCATTACCTTGATCAAAGGCGGTTTTTACTATTTTGGTATTAAATGTAGATTTGTTATTGAGAATAGTAAAAATGCCACACATAATCTAATAATATTATTAAATATAACTTTAGGTAGTAATAAAATATTATTTATGATATTATTTTATGATATTATTTTATAATATTATTTTATAATAATATAAGTATATTATAAATGACCGAAATAAATAACAAAGTATACTATAATCAAAACGAACGTGTAGATATTTTAAATAATCGTATATTTGATAGAAATAAACCGTCGGGTATTAACGAGACAAAATTTAGCGTAAGACCGGTATCAACAAAATACGATTTGATGTCTATTTATGATAGACGGGAGAAATCAAGTGTTCCTATAAAGAATAAACCATCAAGTGTAAATGAGACATTTAATCCAGGAACATATAAAGGTCCGTTTACCGGTTTTACTAATAATATTGACAACGAATCTATATTACGTAATCAATTTTTTGCTTTGCAAAATAATGAACAATCCGTTTATGTTCCATCTTCTAAAAGTGATATGTATGAGGTAAATGTTAAAGGTTCTGATGTGATACAGCCATTCCAAGATTTATTCGAAGAACAAAATTTAGCATCTTTTAATCCTAACCCAGATAATGAAAAAGTAGGTTTTAATGTCTTTAATAATTTTACAAGACAACAGGTAAAAAATGTTTAATTACTATATCTATAAATATATAGTAATTTAATGGATATTGATAATAGCCAGAATAATGATAAGAACAATAATATAGATGAGAACAAACAGGTTAATGATTTGACATTGAAATATTTATCAAATAAATGTTACACTAATAGTGTAAACCAAGCAATAAATAATAACGAAAATAATATAGCATCTAATGAAAGTAAAATAAATAACAAGGAAATTAAATTTTACAGAAAAAGGATTATGAATTTTACAAAAACTATGTTGCGCGAAGAAATAGATTTGAAGGACATAAATAGTAATATTAAAGAATCATATTATGAATATGTAAATGTGTTAATAGAAAATTTTAAAATGAATGATAGACGGGATGTAATACAAGCAGAATTTAAAAATTTTAGTAATGATATAAGTATGTCTAATAATATACAAAATGATATTAATAATTTAGAAAATATAAACGATATAATATTTCAAAATAAAAAAATTGCATCTACGATGGATAATTTTGTAGTTAAATCAGGAAATAAAAAAGAAATTAAAATATATCCACAAGAAAAAACAATAAATTTAAAAGCGAAACATTTAAGAGTTAAAGGAATAAAAACCAATAAAAATGTGTCAAATAAATAAAAATATATAAAAATATATAAAAATATATAAAAATATATAAAAAATAAATAAAAATATATAAAAATATATAAAAATATATGACAATAAAAGAAAAATCTATATAAATATTAACTGATGAGAACAAAAAAAAAACAACATAATAAAAATAAACATCATAAACATGTAGCTCCTTGTATGAAAAAACAAACGAAAAGTAAAACTATTAAATTAAATTGCAGTCCAAACGTAAACCATGATAAAGATTTTACATGTTATAATAGTGATTCGTTAATAAAATTAAGAGATTTGTGGAATGGGCGACATCCAGATTTATTAATAGAAAGTAACGATGATAGAGAAATATGGAAATCATTAAAAAATTATATGTCAGATGTTTGTAAAACCGAAAAATGTTGGCTAAAACAAAATTTTGCCTCAAATAATCTAACAGACGAGTTAAAGAACTATACTTTTGTACCAGACACACCAACTAAATGGAAAGAAAATAAAAATGAATGGTTAAATAGTTTAGATATTGAAAGGGTAATGAAACAGTATGAAAAAAAACATAATAATTTTGATTTCTTGGGACCTTCACCAATTGATTTTAATAAAAAAATATCAGACAATACGTGTGTTTGGGAAGAGTTATGTAATTTTGATTTAAAAGAAAAATTATTAAAAAATAAAACAAAAATAGGTATAATTTTTAATACGGATCCGCATTATTTGGGTGGTTCTCATTGGATATCAATGTTTATAGATATAAATAAAAAATTTATTCTGTTTTTTGACAGCACCGGCGACGATGTTCCGAAAGAAATAAAACAATTTATAAAAAAAATAAAGAAACAAGGTAATGATATAGGAAAGAAATTTAAAGTGTATATTAATAAAAAGAAACATCAAAGGGGTAATTCTGAGTGCGGTATGTATTCTTTACATACCATAATAGGTTTATTAGACAATGAACACGATGTTAACTTTTTCTTAAACTATGATATTCCTGATAAAAATATGGAAAAATTAAGACAAATATATTTTAATTAATATAAAACTACTATTACTATTATTAGTATTAATATTAAAATGAATAATAGTAATATGTTTTTAATGAATAGTAATAAAGAAACATTATGGGAAATTATGTATCAAAATGGTTTTTTTTATAATATAAATAAGGAACCTGCTGATATAAAAGGGTATTTCGACACTGTGATGAATACAATCGAAAATGGTAATAAGAATATGTCTTTAGTTGAAAAAAATAAAAAGACTTTAATGGAAGTTAAATCATACGTAGATAATAATAAAAAATCTCAATTTGATGAGATAGTCACATCCGAACAAATAATTAAACAGAGGCAAGATAATTTTACAAACAATTTAAATCACAAAAAACGCGAATTCGATGATATTATAAAAAAGAATATACCAAAAGATGTTAATTTTTCCGATGAGAATGATGAAAATAGTGAAAGTGTAGATAAATTATTAGAAAAAGCAATAAAACGCCGCGAAGAATTAAATATAGTTATTCCAAATAGCAACCCAAATAGCAACCCAAATAGCAACCCAAATAGCAACCCAAATAGCAACCCAAATAGCAACCCAAATATTAATTTATTAAATATAGGGGAAACAATACATCATTTTGACAATGAGAATGTAGAATTAATTAAAGCAGAAATAGAAAGAAAGGGGGAAACACTCAATGATAAAGTATTAATACAAATAGATGAAAAGAATGACCAGATTATTGATTTATTAAAAGAAATATTAAATTTAATAAAGGATAAAGATGTAAATAAATAAAATAAAAAATAAAAAATAATATAATTTATAACTGATTATATTATTTATATGTTGATAAATAGATATTTATAATTTAAATTATTTTGCAAAAGGTTCATACTTATAAGTTTTATCTTTATTAAACTTAATCTCTCCAACTTGAACTGGTGCACCATCATAATAACTTTGTAATTTATAAACACCATTATTACTTTTATTAAAAGCATATTTAATTCCGTTGATCGTAATTACTTTCGCTTTCCATTTGATAACCATTTGATTTTGTGCCATTTCTTTATCATCTTCCTCTTTTTCGAAGGAAGGGTTGTAAGAAAATTTATTAGGGTCATTAGAGTTAAATGTGAAGCATTTCAAATTTTGATTACCCTTTGAATGTAAGAAGCAATCGATGGATGACTCTTTCACGTTATGTAATATTTGATTTGTTAAATCCTCTTTAAGAGTGGATATTTCATATAATAATTCATCGCTCGACACGGGAGTCATATTATCAATTTTACTTTTATCTTTTAAACGAAGTTCGATTGCGTCATTGCCCTCCAAATGTTTTTTATTAAATGTCATTAGATAAAGAAAAACGTCGACGGTTCGTTCGGGCTCTGGTAAATCTTCGTGACTACATATACGTCTTGCGCGACCAATAACTTGGTTCATTCTGACAGGATGCCAATATGGTTCGGTGATATGGACGTATTTTACATTTTTTAAAGATATACCCTCGGCACCGGACGCGGTAATAATTAGTATTTTAATTATCTCTCCATAAAAATTATTTGTAGAAATATTAGTGAGTTGTTTAGATAATGATGTGGGTATAAATTTCCATGCGCCATTAAATACATTACGAATAATTTCTTTTTCTTCGACCGTCTCGGTACCGGTATAAAGAGCAAACATCTCCTTTCCTTTATTTTCTTCGCTAATATCCAATACCCACTCCTTATTTTTCATTGCTATCTTAAACTGGGTATAACCATTGGCTTCTAAAACCAATTTCAAAATGCCAACTCCTTCAAGAGTTCTAAACTGGGTGTAAATTAAATGCAACCCTTTAAGTTTAACACCATCTTCATTAACTGCGTTATTTGTATCCTCAATAGTTTTTAACATCTTGAGAAATTTGGGACTATATTTTTGCAATCCAGTTTTTTCTTTATCTTCGTCTTTCGCATCAGCATCAGGGTCGGCATCAGCATCAGGGTCGGCATCAGGTTCGGCATCTGGAACAGGTTCTGTGGTCGTTTCCTGTATATTTTCTACAAGATAAAGACTTTTATTTTCATTCAACTCTTTTAAAGCGCTCTTAATTCTTTTTTCATAATTAACATTTGCCTTCAAATCATCGTCCGCGTCATAACGCCCGTCTATATTATCCATTTTTTCTTCAACGGAAACTGCATCGAGGTCATCTTCATCTAAAATAGGTAATTTTACATCTTTCATATCTTCAATGCCTTTTTCAAGTTTTGTTTTCCAATTATTATCGGGCATGGGACGTTTAATTTTTTCAGGAAATACAAAATTACAGTAAGCGCGAGAGAAAATTCTATACGTTGAAGGTGTTTCGTCGAACAATTCCTCTTTTCCGCTCTGCCCAGGTTTCTTTGGTTTTTCCGTCTTTCTTTCCTCAACTCTTGCCGACTCATAGCGACCAAATTGATATTTGCTCATCTCGATTTTAATGACATGAAAATTAGTGTCTTTTTCATAGCGAGGCATCAAAGACTGCATATCACTAAAATATGATGTCAAACCCAATATACGTTTCTTAAATAAATTAGTATTTATAAAATTATTATTAACATCAATAAAATAACGTTTAAACTCATCTTTTTTATCAGGCAAAGCTTTGTATGATTTTGATTTTACGCTATCCTTATAAACATCAATATTATATTTTTTTAATAATTTCATAATTATTTTAACAAAATTGCTATCGTCAATATTACCACTTTCATTTAATTTAACACCTTCATAAATAGAAGTGTTCGTAGTATTGATAAATCCGAAAGGATTGCGTGTAATAGTTAATGTTGTTGTATTTGAATCATATTCAAAATAGTCCATAATATTGTTTTTCGTTAATTTAAATTTAAGTTTGGTTGGTTTAACGCCGAATATTTCATCAAAAAAATCTTTTGTTATTTTCTTATCGGTTTTAATATTTAATTTAAAAGCGAATGTTCTAATTTTACCTCTAATAATATTAAATAAAATAGCGATTTCGTTTGGATAATTAATAATAGGTGTTCCTGTTAACATAACAACGCGCGAATTTTTAGAATTTAACAAAAAATTATAAAGTTTAATCGATAAAGGAGGATTTTTATCATCAAAATTTTTATCTATTTTATTTACAATTCTACTAACAAAATTATGTGCTTCATCAATAACGATAACCTTATTATCGAAAGGATTAATAGTATTATTTTTGCTTAACATATCTAAATGTTCGTTTCGAATACCATTATAGCTAATAAATTTATATTTATTGCGAATCATTAAATTAAGTTGACCGTCCAAACTTTTTTTCTCAGAAGTATTTAAATTTTCAAAATTTGGAGGATTTTTAACATTAACAACCCAAGCACCACCCTGTTTGCTAATAATATCGCTGGATAGCGATAATATATTAGATAATGTGTTGATAGTTGTAATATCATTTGCCGGTATAAATTGCCAGAATTGATTTTTTTTATAAATATCATCGCCACATTTTTTTAATTCTTCTACATAATTTGTTCTTAAAGACGCGGGTGTAAGGACAATAACCTTTTTATCTTGTTTAAGACCTTCGGCAATAGCAATAGACGAGCAAGTTTTGCCAGAACCTAAACCATGAAAAAGGAGAATACCACGGTAAGGAGTATATTTGGAAATATAATCTTTAATAACCTTTTGGTGTCCCATTAATGCAAAATTATTATCATTCTTGTCAGAACATGAAGATTTATTATCTTTTAATTCATCGTCATATTTACTAAATATAGATGTAATAAAATCAATAAATTTTGCACGATTATTTAAATAAAATGAGGAAGATTTGAGTGTAATATCTTCTTGTTTTTTTTTAGTTAATCCATCTAAATCAATATCTTCAATTTTTAACATAGTTGTCGGCCCTTCAGAAACTTGTTTAATAGATTTAGTTGCTTTTTTAGTAGGTTGTTTTTTAGTTTTACTGGTTTCATCATAATCTTCGACATCAATTGTTTCTTGATTTTCGGTTAAAATAATACTTCTATTAAGTTTTCTAATTATTTTGAAATTTGGATTAAAAGAGCTATTTTTTAAACTTTTATCTTTAATACTCATCGGTGGCGTTAGTTTGTTTGTTTTTGTAGTTAAATTGCCTTTTATTTTATTCATGAAATCATTTTTATCAACAAGTTTTTCCGTTGTTTTATCTATAACTTTTGTTTGTAAAATTACTTCCTCTTCCTTTTTAGGTAAGCGTATATTAATACCATCGTCTTTTTTTGGAGTATTTTTAATTTTTAATTTATCTAAAAGACTAATTTGGTCAGTCATCTATGAAATTAACATATAAAAAAGTTTATAAGTATGTAATTAATAAAAAATTGTATAATGACTAAATTTTATTAAGAAGAATCGAGCAAGTCAATAACTTTCTTACATGCAAGTTGTTCAGCTTTCTTTTTAATTTTGTGTAATCCGTCTCCTAAAAATATAAAAAGTTTCCCCTCGTTTGATAACAGATCATTTATTTTTTCAAACGAATTAAATTCACTGAAATCTCTTGCTTTTTTAGGGTTAACGTCGTGTATAGATAATCCTAAACAAAGATAAACACCAACTTCATATCCGCGTTCATTATCATATGATAATTCCACATATTCAGGAGTTGTTTTAAATTCTTTTTGTATTTTTACCTGTAAAATATTCTTGTAATTATCGTCAGTATTAATTAATTCTACAAAATCAACATGCTTCTCAAATATATTTTCAACAAATATTTGCGCCATTTGAAAACCGGGTCCAGTTGAAAAAACATTACTAAACCAATGTTCTTCATCTTTAACCTGAATTTTATTAAAATCAAGAAAGATAGCACCAATAAATGCTTCAAAAAGACAACCCAACTTTTTAAGATTTGTTCGTGTTTTCTTTTCCTCAGCATGCTTGGACATAATTAACCATTTATTTATTTTCATTTCATATGCTAATTTTCCAATATGTTCGTTCTTAACCAACGCTATTTTTTTTTCCGTCATAAATCCTTCATCTGCTTTAGGGAATCGTTTATATAAATAATACTTCGTTATAAGCTCCAAAACACCATCTCCCAAGAATTCTAACCGTTCATTCGATTTTGTTTTTAAACACATACAATTGTTAGGCTGTTCTACAATAGTTATATTCGCATTTTCGTTCTCAATCCCAGGACGTTTCGTATAAGATTTATGAATAAACGCCCTTTTATACAATTCAATATTATTAATCTTACTATTAATACCATAATTGCTGAGAATAGATTGAACTTCATTCAATGTAATCTCTCGGTTTAAGGTATTAAAAGGGTCAAATATTAAATCTCCATTTATATCTATTACATCATCGTCCCGTTGAATATGTTTCATCTCTTCATTGTCTGTAATATGGGTTAAAATTATATTATCAATACCACTCATCTTATAAATGTTAATAATATATTTTTAAATCATATCAAAATATAATATCATATCATACAAGAATTTAATATGAAATTATTCACTATAATCGTCTCGCCATTTTACAATATATCCGGCTCCCATACATTTTTTACATTCATTCATACCTGTTCCATTACATACAGGACAATCATTGTTTGTTCCTATTAAATCATTGCCCAACATTAGGAATCCTGTTCCTCCACAATACTTGCATATAATTTCGCCCTTGCCCTCACAGTTTAGACATTCGCTTCCACATACATCTCCTTTATTTACATCGCATTCGTCAATTTCCTCTCTTATTTTCCAAATTAAATCCAAATGTTTCATCCTATCTGCAGGATTAATTTTTGAAACACGTAATGGAAATAAAGAATGGGAAATAGGAATTATTAACAAAAGTATAAATTTCATTATTAACGATTTTTTTATCATATTACTAATAATAATATAATATGATAAACTATTATTATATTACATTTTTTTTATTAAATAAACAATACTTAAAAGATATATTAAAAGATATAATAATTATAATGCTTATAAAAATAGACGTGAGAGAACAAAATTTAATAATCGAATGTAATAATTTATTAAATAATTATGAGAACATAACTATAGAAATAGTAACTCTGGATATAGGAGATATTATTTTATATGATGATGATGGCAAAGAAATAATGATAATAGAGAGAAAAACAATAAATGATTTAGCAAGTAGTATAAAAGACGGCAGATATAAAGAACAGGGATATAGATTATCAAATTGTTCTCTCCACAATCATAATATATTTTATTTAATAGAAGGTAATTTAAGTTCTTATAATAATAATAATAAATTTAATAATAATAAATTTAATAATAATAAATTTAATAGAATAGATAAAAAAACATTATTATCGGCGTTTGTTTCAATAACATATTTTAAGGGGTTTTCGTTATATCGCACAAATAATTTAACAGAAACTGCCGAATGGATATTGAGTTATGC